CAGTTACATCCCCAGCAAACGTGGCAGATCCGACTGAAGTAATATTGCCGTTGCCTGAATCAATAGCCAATCTTGCATTACCGACCGCCTCTGAACTGGTGGCTATCAGCAGTGAACCATACTTGCTAATACCACTGTATAAACCAGATGGAGTGTTAGACCCTTCGACTTTAATTTCATTAGTAAAAGTGGCAGCGCCGTTTCCTAGTACACTTACAGTTGCGCTGCTAGTAGCAGAATCTTCGATTGTAAAAACGCTAGAGCTTGCAGCACCGCGAACCTTTAATAACCCTGTGCTATTTAAGTCAACAAATCCTGTAGAGCCACTTCGCTGAGATAAAAGATTGCCGCTATTGTTTATAGTTAAATCACCACCAGCAAACGTACCAGCGCCATTACTTGCGTTAAGAATAACTTGATTGGTACCGAGCGTCAGGTTGCCCGTCATGTTGTCGCCGCTTACATCGACAAACGTTCCAGACTCACTCCTCCATGCAGTGCCATCCCAAATCTTCAGTACATACGTTCCACCAGAATTATCGAGCCACTGTTCGCCAACAGAATGACCTGTAGAACCGCCACTTGCAGGGCTTGCGTTTGGAGCGGCAGATCCAATAAAAACAGGTCCAACCTTACGGACACTGCCATCAGCATCCTTGAAAAACAGACCGGGATTTGTTGCGTTAGTGTTGACAGCCAACTGGCCATCAGACATTGCACCGGCAGTAGGGCGCTTGTTAGCAGTGCTGGAGCGAAGCTGTTGAAGTGCCATTCCTTAACGCCCTAAAAAAGGGCCGGAGTTAACTTCGCTGAGTTTAGTGCCTAGTAACTGCCGTCGTCCAACTGACTCGTCAAAGCCACCGTTCCAGAAGCATCAGGCAACTGCACTGTCCGGTCAGCTGTTGGGTTAATAATCGTGAACGCTGTCTCAAACTCATCGTCGATACTGCCTTCAAAAATCAGCGACAGATTCGTAGCAAACTGCAGGTTGCCTGTCATCAGGCCACCGTCTAAACGCAGTTTCTCTGTATCCAGCTCTTGGATCGCAGCCTGCACATCAGTGCTGTTCAACCCACCAAACGGCGTAAACGCAATGTTGGCAGCAATCTGACCCGCAATAGCGTTACTAACGTCAGACAGACTGTATGTTCCGCCAGAGCCCATTGAAATGAGCATGTCTGGTGGTGCCAGTTGCACCGCAGGAGCTGCACCAGATCCCGTACCACTCTCACTGACAACCACGTAGTAGTTGAGGTTGCTTGCAGCAGGAGCCGGTAGAGCCGCTCCAACGCTAAAACCAGCTGCACTACCTTGAGTCGTGATCGTCGCGACTTGGTTCGTACTGGCGTTATACGTTCCAGCGAGAATCAGGTTGCCACTGATAACGGTGATGGGACGGAACGAGTTGCCCGTATGGATGTAAAGGTCTTCGTTCTTTTCGTCGTAGAAGAACTGACCCTTGAAGTCAGCAACAGGGAAAGTGACGATATTGTCGGTTGCGCCTGCACCACCAAACTTGGCAATCGATGAATCTGCCAGCTTTTCAGCAGTTACAGCACCCGTAGCCAGGCGTGGAGCGGTAAACGTTCCAGACGTAATCTTGCTGGCATCAATCGCTGGGATGTCTGCAGCGTTTAGATCAGCACCAACCGTGACGTGACCCTGAGCATCGATCGTGACCTTTGCAAAGGTTCCAGCTGAGACAGCGTTGGTGTGGTTTAAGTTGCCAGACCCGTCAACGCTCAATCCCGTACCAGGAATAACCGCACCAGCAGCGGTCGATGTGGCAAACGGCAGATCAGCACTGGTCAATGCACGACCACCAGTGACCAGACCCTTGGCGTTGTAGGTGACGACAAAATGAGTCGTGCTAGCCGTTACGTCGTTATCAACCTCAATAGTGTTGGAGTCCATGCGGAGTCCTTCACCGTTGACGATGACACCGCCCTTGGCGCTTGACGTTGCAACAGGCAGGTCAGACCCAGCAATGACACGAGCACTGATCGACCCACCAGCACCAGTGGGGCCAGCCAAAAACTTGTTGGCTGCATCCGTGTCGTCGATGCTGGCTGTGATCGTTGCCGTTCCAGTCGAAACGGTCGTGGTGATGTTGATCAGACCGGCGGTCGTATCCGTAAACGCATTGACCGATGCAGGCGCTTTGATGTTCAGCCAAGCACTACCGCTCCACATGTAGAGCGAGTTGTCGTCAGTGTCTAAAGCAAGCTGACCTGTAAACGATCCAGACGTAGGCAGCGTTGCAGCCAGTGTCGCGATCGAAGAGTTGGCAAGCTTTCCAGCTGTTACTGCACTATTGGCAAGCTTGGCAGTTGTTATCGCTGCATCTGCAATATCTGCTGTTGCAATGCCACCAGCTTCAAATAATATCTTCGCTCCAGGTATAGCGTCATTGGCAATAATTGAGACGCCGTTAGTAATTAAGTCGCTTACCGTAAGTTTCTTGGTTTCACTTGCGCTTGAATCAACGACCGCAACAAGGTCTGCTGTAGCTAGGTTTGACCCGGCTAAGGCGTTTAGCTGACTGATTTTAAGATCTGCCATGGGTTAGCCAGCCTGTGAGGTCAAGGGATCTCTTGCAGCAGTTTAGCTGCAGCATCCTGATCCAAGAGAATGTCGTCGGATGTCTCCTGTTCAATCTTACCGCCGGGGTCAATTTGCATCCGTATCTGGATCGTTGACGTCGTAATGAAGTCAGCCGTCAACCGCACCACAGAATCAGGCGAGAACTGCAACGCGCATGAGGTCAACACCCCTGTGCATTCGTAGTACACCTCATCGTCATTACGCTCACTGACACCACTTGGGTTGTAACCAGCAGCCTTGATGTAGAACTTGCCTTTGAACTCGCTACCAACCTTGGTCCGCAACGCCAGTTCCAGCAGGTAATGCGGAAGCTCGTTAGCGGTGTTGCCTGTGTACTCCCACAAACCTGAGATTCGACCCGACCCAGACATCAACGTGTTGATCCTGGTGCGGAACTCGTCTGATAACGAGGTGGTGTCCACCGTTTCACGCTCAGTGTTCAACTCGAAAGAGGTCACCTGAGCCAGCAACCGTGGCACAGCGTTCTGCACCTGAACCGTTACAGGGATAGTTGAGCTGATCGCTGCCAACGCAATGGCGTTTGACGCTCCACCATTCACAGCATGGGCAAAGGTGGTATAGAGCCGTATGCCGTCCAGCTCATCAACGTAGATAAACCGGGTGATGGCATTGTCGGTGTAGCCATCAATAAAACTCAGGGCAGCACCGTTTGTACTCTTGATCTCGATCTGATCGCCAGTAATCAGCTGGCCATGCTGGAAGTCAAAGCTGAAACGCTTGGCCACTGCATTAACGTCGCTTGCGTCAATACTTGAGGTCAGCGAAGACTCGCCATACTGCCGCTGCAGCTCGATCTCGCCATACGTTCCAAGATATACGCTCATTAGATGTCCAGGTTCCCCGCTCTTGGAGCGCCATTGCTTTGGAACTGCACGTCAGCTGCAACAACCTCCCCGACTGACATTGCCAGTGAGACATTGGTCAGCAATGCACGCAGCTCGATAAACTTACCTGCTGCCGTTCCATCATTCACAATAAGCTTTAGGTCAACAAACTTTTCATTGGCTGTGTTGCCCTGCAGCAAACTTCCGCCATAAATGTTGTCACCGCCCTCACGCTCTTTGATCACTTTATTTAAGAACGTGCTTGCGCTGTTTAACGTAGATTTTGTGCCAAGAGTGTCCTGGTAGTACAAAATTCGACAGCTACCTGTGATGCTGCGACCTGAAGGCTCGATGATGTCGTCTGTATCGCCCAGCGTCTTGACGCTAAGAGTCTGGACACTGACGTTCAACGTCCAGCTCTGTACCGCTGCAATGGTTTGGCCATCCAGCTGTAGCTTTCCGTTAGTGCCGGTGAAGAAAGCCATCAGCCGGTGCTCTTCGTGACCATGACCAAGTCAACTGTAACAGTGCTTTTGCCTTTAGCCACTTGCGTCATCTGGGGCGGTCTGGCATAGCGATACGCCAATCCTGCATCAGGATCCATTACGTCAACACCTTCCCAACCTTTCAACGCACCAGACGACAAGCTGAACGTCTTCAACGTTCCAGACGCAGCGGCGTAGTGGGTCATAAAGTCTTCGGCGTCTGTATCTGAAATGTTGGCGTAGGCCAGCTGTAGCTTGCGATTGATCCGCTTGCTGCCATACACAATCCGCACCTCAGACCCGTTCTGGGCGTTGTACGTCTTGATCGGCAAGTCTCCAGGGTCAAACGATCGACCGCTGGGAACAAAGCTAGGAAACGCAGGGACAGACATTTACGCTCTCCTCTTCAGGACAGATACAGGGCTTGATTCAGGCTCAACAACAAACCCGCCATCAAAACCGCTGTTATCAGAAGACTCAAGCAATATAGCCAACTCACTTTGGTCAGAGTCATTGCATTTGTATTCTGACGCTGAAATTTGAACCGTCATGTCTTCGTTAAAAGTCAGTTGCTCTACAATGTAAACGTTTGCAGAATTCGTAGTTTTTTGAATTGTAAACAACGAGTTGTAAAAAGTTGAATCTTGCACCCGTTGGTCTGATATTACCATTTCAGCAGTGGCAACATCATTTGCGTTCTCCTTGTAATAAGTAACCGTATATGTCCCGTTAGGAATTGGCGTCACGCTTACAACGTCGCCATCTGCGTCTACCGCTCCAGTCATCGTTGCGTCGTAAGGACTGGCCTTGGTCTCCACTTTGATGTAGTCGCCTGGAGCTAAGTTCAATCCGCTGGCTGTTGTACTGAACTGCACGGTATGACTAACTAACAGTCTAAGTCCAATAAAGTATTTGCCTGCCATCGCAGCATGATGATGGCTCGTACAGAACTGGGTCAGATCAAACGTTTCGATTGGCACGTTATCGTTCTGGTGATCGGCGGAACTAACGGTTACAGTCCTTTCCTCAGGAAGTCTATTTTCAAACTCTTTTCGATACCGCACCACTGCCTTAAACGGCCGACGCTCTTCTGCGGTTAGATACTCCAGCTGGAACGTATCCTCTAAAATATTGCCAGCGTTAAAGTACATCTTAATTTGAACTACCCCTGTACTTATTTCACCTTCTGCGGTGGTAGGCACAGCCGGTGCTAAACCAAATTTTCCGTCTTTAATAATAAAATTGCACAAAAATGCAGAAGCATTGCTAGCGATAAACTCACGAACATTAACTTTGGAGCTGAGCGCCCCGTTATAGAAAAGCTGATTAGTTCTTAAAAAACGCGATGTATCCCTCAGGCTTTGCACGTCGATCAAGCTTGGGTTATCTGCGCTCATCCTTAACGTTCCACCAACCCCAGCAGTCTTGTCGGTCAGTAGGTGGTACACCAAGTCAGTAAATAAATTGCTTGGGCCTTCGTCCCCCTTATTGTCCCCGTACGCATTTGAGCCATCTCCAAGAGTTGGGTGCAGCCGCCTTACAGGAATGCCTGACTCCAACCAGACACGAAGTTGATCCAACCTAGAAAAATCTTTGTTTGCTTTTAGGACCAGGCCCGCAGTTGTAAGACGGTCATATTGAGCTGCACCATTGTTTCGACTAATTTCATTGATATACGTTATGCGATGCTCTGGGCCATCGTCACACGATCTGGTAACAAGACTGCCGTAATAACTGACTTCGTTGGTCTGCGAGAATTTTTCAAAAGTACGAGTAAAATCAGCTTCGACCGCTGCTACCTCTCCCTTAAATACACTAGTAACCCTAAATTTGGTACCTATCTTGCGTGCAGGAGATACGCGGAAAAAATGCCTTAAAAATATGTTGTCATAAGCGATGTCTCGCTCAATAACAAAGGTATCACCAATTTCCCATACGCCTCTATCTGTTCCGGAACGGACAACTTCGTACTGAATCTTGTCGTACAACTTGGTTCTGCCGTGCCAAACATTGCTGGTAACTAATGGCTTGAAGACTCTGCCGCTGATTTTAATAACGATAGTCTTTCCGTCTTTTATAGCTGTTAAGTTGCTACTAGAGAATGTGTCGCCCACTGCTCTGTTAAGCCTCTGAGCGTTGCCCAAAACCTCTTGCAGAAAACCCTGGAAACGCCCTTGATTGCGAGAGGTAGGCGCATTTTCTTCAGCCTTGAGCCTAAGACCTGTAAAAGTGAAGCTACCGTTTCCCGTGTTATACGAGAACGGATTAGAACTTGTGTAAGGCGTATTTACGTTTTCCGGCCTCGTGTCTAAAACACTAGACGCTCTTTCGTAGTCAACATCGTTGCCTGTTGCGTTAAGACCACGCTGCACTGTAAAACTTTTTTCACCATTGGGGAAGCCAACACTGCTAGCAAGAACATTGATTTCTCTAATCCACCAGGCATGTTTAACGTTACTGCCCGTTTCTGGATCGATATTATTTGTTACGTAATTATCTTTGCCTACACGTATTTTGACCGCTACGTACTCCAAAAGAACCCATCTATCGTTTCCGATGTTCTCATATCGTCTAAATTTTTTCTCCTGCCCCTCGCTTTTAGAAGAGGCATCAGCGCTACCAAAGGCTGCATAGCAAAATGCTCCATGACGCCCACTTCTTTGCCCAGCAGAGTCTAGGTTGGAAAAGTTTCGTTCGCTTCTATAAACAACTTTTGTCGCATAAAAATCTGTACTTGGATCGTCAAGCGTGTACTCTTTAAGATCTATAGCGTTTGGCCTAGAATTTGGTAAATGATCTAAGTCTGGGTCTACTCCAACAAAATCTTGGAAAAATTCAGGGTTATGAATAATCTGTTCTTTTGTTACAAAGCTGCCTTCTGCTTGAATCTTGAACTTTCCGTAGCTTGAGGTCTGGATGTTTTTGCCGTCTTCAAGCGGCTTTTTGCTTGACGTAAGTTTTCCCGCACCAAGCCTAAAAACTTCTGCATTTGAATCGACATTGCGTAGATCTCCGCTCCCGCGAGGAACAATTTTGTATTCATACTGAGCAGGCTCATTGTTGTCGTCACGAGGCTGCTTAATCCTAATCTGGTTATACATGGTTGCAGGCGTGTTGCCGGTAACAGCAAACAAAATATCAAGCAACTCAAATCTTTCTTCGCCTACCGGACGCACATAAATCTGAAACAACGAGGTTCTTTCTATGTACTTATTAACCGTACCCGAAGAAACAGCTACGTTATCCTTGTCGTAATCGTGAAGCTCCTGAGGAGAAATTAAGTCTTGAAAATTGCAAAGCCCGTTTAAGCGCTGAAAAACTGTACTGGCGATGCCTATCTCAACAACCTCAGCAGGACGGTTGTTTCTAAAACTTGCAAAAGCAATGCGTGTTAAAGGATAGAAATCAGCTCTGACGCCTACGTCATCGCCTTTTTCGTCGCCATCACTCATGAACACACTTGGAGTTATTACGCTTGAGTCTTTTACAATGCCTATAGTCTTTGAGACAGAAAAGGTAGTGTCAACGCACTCTAACTCTATAATTTGAGTTTTTTCGTCTTTGCCTGTGGTGAGGTAGTTTTCCAACCTTCGTCCCACCACTTGCCAGATGGTTGAGCCTATAGAAAACAGTTCGCCGTACTGCATTGCATCGTCGCAAGCAATCTGCTGTGAACGAATTTCTTCGTTTATATCGCCTACAGTGACAAGACCTTTGGAGCCTTCATAAGCAGTGCTAAGTATTTGCTTTTTAGCTATCTTAAATTCTATTTTGTCCCCAACGCTTACGTTTGCTTTTTCTTGCGTAAAAGAAAAGTTAGAACCTATAGGATTGCCATTATAGCTAATAATTCCCATTCTGCGACTGTAGTTTCTGCCCGTTCCACGCATCATTGACACCTCCTTTTGCTCGCTATTCTCCCTGTATTTAGCAAGAGGTTGAAGCGCTCCGGCTATCTTTATTCTTTGCAGACGCAGCCGTTTACCCTCGTCAGACTTTTCTTCACCTCCAAGACCTGGAATTGGTACGATTTCAAAGTTGACGCGGTATGCGCTACCGTTTGGAATAGGCTCAAACAGGCCAAACTCTGTGTTGTTTGCGGGAGTGTAAGCGTATGAAAAAGCTTTGTCCGATACATCTACGTTGTAAATGGGTGACTTAAACACATCATCCTGAAAAGCTTTATTGCCATTGTTAGGGTCTGCATGACCAAACCTTCCAACGTTTAATTTGTCGCCATAAACTGCATTGCCAACACGAATCCGACTAAAACCAGATCTGCTTTCTTCTCCTGAATTACTCTTCCAGTAAAAAACGTAATTCTGTTTTTGGACTGGGTCTAGCGCGTTGTTGCCTAAAAAAATACCTTCCTTGTCAGGACGATAGATGCCATCCTGAGTATCGGTATAGATACGCCCCTGCTCTCCTACAACAAACATCAGCTTTGCTGTTTGTTGCCGACCCTGGCTGGACATTCGTGACCACACCAGCTTTGGTGCGACCATGATTCCACCAACGCTTTGTTCTTCAGTCTGGCCTTCAAGGTACATACCAAAAATAATTGGTATGGGTTGGCCGTAATCAGCCAACTCTGCTGTCGTGTCAAAACCTGATGAAGCAACAAAGCGGTTGCCACCGCGAATACTTTCAAGCTCTAACCGGGTAACCGGATCTGGACCCTTGGGCGCTTTAGGTTTTGGCGTCAGCGCATAACTAATCCCCGCTCCAACAACGGCCAAGCCAATGTTTAGGGCGATATATTGGCCGACTGTAAGCTCTAGTCCCGTATTCTGAATATCAGGTATAAGCGCATACTCCGCAGGTCTTACCGCTCCACGACGCTCAACTTCCACTACAAATGCACGATATTCATCCTCACTAATCCCAAGTGTCTTGATTAACTGCTTCTCGAACGGAAGCAATGCTGGTCTTGAAATAACTGGGCCGATCCCCAAGCCACTCTGTCGGTGTGTGGATTGATATAGAGAATGCCCCTCTGCCATGTCACCGCAAATGCTTTTGATTGCTGCCGTAGCAACAGAATGTCCCCATCATACGCAGGCTTTTCTACCCGAACACCCCAACGCATTAGGTCACGACAAATCGTCCACTTACTAGCCCCATACCAAGACTGCTGAAACTCAGGCGCTTCAATGCCCAGCCGCTCCAACACCTGATAACACAAGTGGATGCAGTCAATACTGCCATCACTACCATCAGACCCCAAGCGGTATGGAACGCCGATCAGATCACCGCAGTGAGACATTAGCCGTCACAGGCAGATTGCCAACCAACTTTTGGGTCAAAGCACGCATCGGTACTTCCGCTCCAACAGCATCTAACACCGTCCCAAGCGTTACTTGCGCTGATGCTTGGTCATGACGACCCCCAGTGACCTGACCTGTATAGGTGTGGACTCTGTCGTTTACAGAGGGACTGGTGGTGTCTGGGTCGAAGGCCAGCACGTCAACTTCAATGATCCAGCGGCTTTCCACGGCCTCTGCAATCCAGACACGACTCAGCTCGTTGTTCGGAAAAACAAGGCTTGCGTCTAGGCCGTCACCAGTGCGGTTGATCGTGACACCGCTGAAACCAAACGGCACAAAGACGTAGTCTGCGCCTTCGTAGGTCTTGGTCTCGCTCAGGTAAAAATTCTGAAAGCGGTACAGGACACTCTCACCAGGCTTGATCCTGATGAAGTTGCCTACTGCGTAGCTCTTCAAAGCCCAATCCTCCTGCGGGTGCTACCGCTCATCTGCAAACGACGCAGAGTCTGCTGCTCTCCACGCTGGGCACCCTGAGCAGCAGCCTGTTGCATACCAGCTTGGAACTGAGCAGCAGTCACATACTCAACGTCATTGATCCGTTCCACCGTATATCGAACATCGATTGGAGCGGCAACGGCTGTACCACCACCGCCACCAACCGTTCCGGCTTCGCCAGATTCTGGAATGACAGAAGCGCCACGAGCCCCACGCGAGTAACGCGCCATGCTTTCACGCATCTTGGATTCAGGGATGACGTACTCACCCTGACCACCTTCGCCGACAACAGCACGAGTCGGCCCAGATACATAACCACCCTGTGCAAATCCAAGCGTAAACGGAACTGCAGGCTGACTAAACGCATTAGCACCAGCAGCCCCAGCAGCAGCACTTGGAGCTTGGCTGAAAGAACCGGCAGACGCTGCCGATCCAAAGAACTTCAACCCAATCCCTAATATCTGCATCTGAATTTGCTTGGCAATCATTTGCGCTGCCATGTCAGCGAAATGATCCGCTGTGCGCTGGAAGAAGTTTGCAAGCGCTTGCTGAGCCGTCATGCTGCCTGTAATCAAGCCCTTAAACGACTCGCTAAACGCATCGCCAATAGCCCTTGCCGCAAGAATTACTTGATTGGCAGGATCAAGAAGGTCATTGATTGCCCCACGAACAGCAGTAATTTCATTTTCAATTCTTTGCTGAGGCGTTTTAATACTCGCTTTTGCTCCCTCTTTTGCTTGTTGGCTTTTGCTCTCAATTTCATTGCGTCGCTCCAATGCCTTATTAAGGCGTTCCTGCATCTCAGCCTCAAGCTCCGTACCACGAACTTTGTCAACAATTAACTGTAGTGCCTCAATATGTCTGTCAATCTCGATCAACTGTTTTTCAGTCAATCTGTCTATTTCTTTTATTTGTTTATTTATTTCAACTGTTTGCTTGGCAACAGCAGGAATAACTCCTGAGTTAATTAAATCTCCATACTCACGCTCAAACGCAGCTTTATCTTTAATTTTGTCAAGTTGATCCTGAAGGGGCTGACTTAGCTTTTCAGTAGCCTTCAATGACTGCTCGGCCAGCTCTCGCGCCTCACGCTCAAATTGCAGCCCAGCTCTTTCGATAGCTGCATTTTCGATACTTTGACTCAGTTGAATATCTTCTGCGTCTACTGATTTTTTGCGCTCGGCCGTTCCTATAGCTTTAGCTTTTGCAATCGCCATTTCATGACGAAGAATCATACGAGCAGCTTTTGTTTGCTTGCCCTGCAAGTCAATAAGTTGCTGCTCAGCAACGACTTGCGCCAATACAATTTCCAACCTCTTTTGCAGTCCAATCGTTGGATCTACAACTGATGTGGTTTTATCCACTTCAAGCAAAGCAAGCAACGCAGCTCTCTCATCAGTTATGCTACGAGCTTCAGCCTCACTAACTGGAGTCTTTAATTCTGTTGGGCGCTGACGCAAGCCCCCTCTAAATGCTCTACGAGAAACGGTCCTGCCGCGAGCCCTTATTTCTTCATTCGTTAGCTGTACCTCTTTTTCTTTAAATTTATTTAGAGCAGCTGCAATAGCTTTTCTACGTTCGCCAATTTCAAGATCTTTAGTATCTAAAAATAGCTGCTTTGCTTTTTCATCTGTAAAATCTTCTGCAATTCCTAGTATTGCTTGAGAGAAAGACTGTTCGTCTTTAATTCCCGCAATCAAATCAAATCTTTGCTTGCCACCAAACAGTCTTCCAGCAGCTGTTGCAAGCTTTGGATCGCCCAAAAATGCAAACGCACCAGCCAGCTCTAAAGCTTCTTCACGTGTAATTTTTAACGACTTGGCTAAAACGTCTATATCGCCAGCAAACAATTTACTGCTGCTTCCTGCTTTTCCAAACTCTACGTTTAAGTCTTTAAGAGCTTGTTGAAACTTGATATTTTTGTCAACTACTTCGCCAAGAGCTGTGCCGAGAATACCAAGCGCAAATCCAAATGTTCCACCAATAGCTCCACCGGCTGCACCACCTATGCCGCCTAAAGCAGCTGCTTGCGTACTTTGACCAAACAACGCTGGAAACGCTCCGCCAATCAGTCCACCTCCAATAGCTCCTGAAACTCTTCGGTTGCGGAGCCGTCTTGCAATAGGAGACCCAGCGATATTTCTTCCACCTTGAATGAACGATGCTGCAAATCCTCCTCTTCTGGGGTCTGGCCCTATTGGAGCGCCATATTGATCAGCTGTTGGAACAATGGCACGACTTAGCTGGGTATTAACATCTTTAATTCGCAGCGCCAAATCCTTATATGCTTGAGATCCACGATCAACTTGTCCAATAATCTGTTCAAGAACATTACTGTACGCAGTCAGCGCGTTAGTAGTATTTGCAGGCTTAAAAGCAAGCAAATTTTCTATGCTTTGAGTTTTAGCGAACTGGGCGCCTGTCCTTCCTCCGCCTGCAGCCATAGCTGCAAAAGCATTGGCGGTAGCCTCTGCTTCTTTGTTTAAGCGTCGCAGCTGCACAAAACTACGAGTAAAATCTGTTTTTGTAATTGCAGTCGTAAACGCGTTCCACTCCTTAGAACCTACTTTCGTGCCCCGCCGATAAGCCTCTAACTGCTTTACTTGCTCCGCCAGAGCAGAACTGCTTTTTCTGATTTGAGCCGTGTTTTCGTTAAAAGTCTTAGCGCTCTTAAAAGCAGCCTCTTTGTTTTGAAGCTGCTTTTGCTTGGTTTGATCTATTTTTTTATTAAGCTTATCTCTGTCAGCACTCTCTTCTTTTAAGGCTGCTTTAAGTTTTTTCTCTGTTGCAACTAACTGCTCTAACTGAGTCTGAAGACGGTTAAGGCCAGCAGACTGTACGTTTACGCCGATATTGATTCCATAATCGGCCATGACTAGGGCGCACTAACCACTCAGTCAAGTCTATCGTGCCATCATCGATCTGGCTCCTCGGCTAACCTGACGCCGCTCCATTGCTTTTTCTTCTTGCTCAGCTTTCAACGCATAGTAGGCCGCCCACCCAACCATCTCCTCTTGAGTCAGCTGCGAAGACAACGCAGCTACCGTCATCCCAAGCTCCTTTGCCAAAAAATAAATGAAAAACCAATTATTATTAGCTTTTGAGATCTGCTTTCGCTTCCTCCACCTTTTGGTCAGAGCCTGAAGTCAGCATAGCCAGCTGTATTTCTTGCAGAATTGAAGCGTCAACAGAATTTTTCAATACAGCTCGCTCTCCATCCTGAAACAACCGTTTTCCGTTTACGTCTAACGCTTTCCGAATCATCATGCCAAGCGCAAAATCGCCAGCATCGTCTGATTCTGAAGTTTTTTGAATTGATTCGCGCTCAGCAATGGTCAAAGGATGCCAGTAAACCTCAAGCAGTGTTTCGCCGTCCTGCTTGACTTCATGCTTATAGAGCTGGCTAACGCCAAACTTGTTTTTAAGAAGCTCTGCAGCTCGCATCGAAAACCTGTCTTTATTCAATACTATACTACGCGACAGCGGTAAATTGACAAGAAATTACGCCGATAAAGTGCGAACGATCCTCAACCTCCAAAGGTGTTGGTCCGACAACATCCAAGACCCTTGGAGTGCAGCCAAATGTATCGGCATAATTAGCAGCGTTTACAGAGGTCAAGCCGTCAATAACTGCTTCACTAACAGCGGCCAACACTGCAGTTCCGACAGACTTTGGAACGTAGACATTGCACTGAATAACGCCTGCATAGTAATCCTGAGCAGCTCCTTGGTTTTGTAAAGTTGATTGACCAAAATTTACCGACATTAAAATATATTTCTTGGTTTTACCTGGCGCAGTAAAAGCAAGGTTGTCGTAAACCATCAATACCGTGTCGTCAGCCGAAGCAACAGCGTCTGTCACAGCTTTTTCAAACGCAGCTCTTGTGCTTACCAGTGTCATGGTTACAAATCCGAATAATCAATATAAGTCTTACCAGCAAACGATCCAAACGTCCCAACGCCCCCACGACCTGCAATCGAAATCAATGGGCGACGTTCTTTGAATGAGTCTTTAACAAGCCTCGCCATTTCCGGTCCTTGAACAAATCTCTGAATTCTTCCATCTTCCAACGCCCAGACGGCATATTCGACTTTATTGCCAATGTAAACACGACGCCTAAAATTAAAAGGCTTGTCAGGTGGATAAAATCTTGCGTCAATTTTACTTTTTTTGCCTTTTTCTTTTTTCAAGTCCGACCAAGGTTTAAAATCTTTCACTTTGTCGATCGGCTGAATTCTCTTGCGGTCAGCCATCCAACTTGATGCAAAAAATCCGGTATAAACAGGGCTGCGTTTTTTAGTAGCCAAACGACGCATCGTTGTGCGAATCAGCCTGTTAAACCCCTGCTGCATGTGAGCTTCTAAATCAGGCATGATTTGATTTACACCAGATCGCTTAGCCATCAGAACCTCACCAGCAGGATGTACAGGTAATCTTGGCCACCGCCAAACTTACGCACATCGGTAATCTGTGCTTTCCTGCTCGCCCCAGCAAACTTTAGCGTGATCTCATCCGTCAACGTCGGTTGGTTATCACCGATTTGATTTGGAGCGACATACACCCGAGCTTGACGCTCTTCACGCCCCTCCTCCTCCTCTGAATTCACAAACTCAATCGGCGCACTAATGCCTGAGTACGTCTGGTTCAACTTGGTGTATGTTCCGGTCGTGACGTTGTACTCGCCGGACACCTCACGCACATAGTCAATCTCGACATCCAAGCCACTGCCTAGCTCTTTGACGACGGCCTCAGCGGCTTTGCGGAATGCAGAATCTAACGCTCCAGGCATCTCACCCCCTCACAACGCGGACTTGATACGAGCCACTGCCACCAAGACAGTAAGCGCCGAGATAAGACTGAAGCCAAGGATAAACGTCGAATACGTTGTTAACAGTTCCAACAGCCTGACTAGCAGTGTTGTACTCGATTTCCATCTCCCCGAGCTTGACGGATTTGTATAGCCCCGTATCGCCGGTAGACCCTGTAATCGCGTCCGTGTCATTGGCTAGCGCGTTCGCTAACTCATAAGTAGCGTATTTAATGTCGTTGGGGATAGAGGAGCAAGCTAGCTCGACGCGATCCACATGATAATTATTGCGAGGCCAGCTCAGCGCTTGATCTGCATCGCAACGATCACCGTAAAAATTCAACGTATCGATCCAGCGTGTGGCTGAGATCAATGCACGGTTTTTCTTGTCGTCTTGTTTGTTGTCCCACTGCGTGCTGCTAGGCGTTGTCTCAAAGTACGCATTAGCTTCTGCCAGCGTCACGTAGCTGTTGGCTGTCGCACTCTTCAGTGTGGCGTTGATCGTGGCAGCCATAGTGCGTAAAAAAGGTGGCCCCACCTAATGGTAGGGCCTTTTGCAACCGAACTATCAGGCGATAGCGGTAACGTCCAGAGGGGTGTTGACGATCAACTCGACCACAGGGATCAAGTCAGCGTCATAGGTCAGAGCCCAGTTGCTGCTGTTAGACAGGTCAGCATTAGCAGGGTTGTCAGAAGCGCTGCTCCACTTCGTACCCATGACGTGATACGCAGTGTGATAGTCAACCGACAGCACGTCCTGCTTAGACAGCACGTTGCGGTCAGCTTCAATCCGCAGATCCTGTTGAACACCCTCAAGGATGGTGCCCGACTTGATCAGGTAGCAACGGAACTCCTTCTGGTGACCAGAAGCGCCAGGTGCATAGGTGTTGACCTGTTCGTCGATGATGACGTTCATACCAGCAAATTCACCGATAGAACGCGCACCAACACCAACGCCACCACCACCCCAGGTGACTGCACCGCCAGTAGACAGAGCAGACGTGGAGAAGGTGAGCATTCCAACCTGATACAGGTAGAACGCAACAGACGGGTGAACAACCAGAGTGTCAAGCTCTTCACCACGCTCACCCAGCAGTGAACGACCG